AGTGACCCCATCGGAACTATTTAAAGGAATCAAATAATGACAAAGACATCAACAGGAACCTTCTACGAGGTCCGACTTGCATTCGGGGTAAGCAAAGAACTCATCTCCGATGAAAACTGGGACAAAGACGAACTCAACATTCTCGTGGACAAATTAACTGAAACAGCAGACGCATACTTCCGAGATAAAAGTATTGACATGGGTGACTTCTCAACCTCTGCTAAGAAACTTAAGGGAGAACCACAAATGGATTGGTTTGACAACGATTACCGAAACCCTTCATGGGGTTCCGAATGAAAGAAGATTCACTTTGGGATGAGATTGAGCCACCAACCGTTAACTGCGACTTGGACTTCACTATCACCCAATTAGGTCTGATTGTTGAGGCTTTAGGTCTCTACAAGGATTTAGGTAAAAAACTGGCAGTCGGGTTCGCTACAGAGGACGGACCTATACTGCCCGTAACACTTAACCAAGACCCAGTTGCGCAGCGTGAAATCCTAGAAAAAGTGACAAACGGCGAAGCGTGGGTTAGTCGTACGGTCGGCGATGTCCCATTAACCGAATACGAACTGGAATGCTTAGACAGGCTCATGGGTCATTTCATTGTTGGTCTTAGCGTTCTAGAGACAAAGTATGAAATTGCTGGAGAAAAGCACGCACAGGCGGGATTACCAGCAGTTGTGAGTGCGTTCTATGAACTACTCAAGAAAGAGGCAGAAAATGGAAAAGATAAATAACATCTCGGAATACATCCAGTACATAAACTTGCTGGAAGATGAGTATTATGTGCTGAATGTTACCGGGGCTCAAGCTGTAGCGAACATGCGTGACGACCTATCACAGGGGAACTTTCGTAACGCTGACACATTTGACGGAATCACTGACGAATACATTGAGTCAATGATTAGGTATTTAGAAATATCGTTCGTACGAGAAGGTAAGCACGAACAACAAGCACAACTTTTCTATAGCACTCGTCCTGTATTTTGACTTTAGGTAAACCTGATACACACTCTCAGTAAAATGGAATTATGACAACAAAAACCATTAACGATTCGGTCATTGACCAACTCAACAAACAGTGGTGGGACGAGGCTGTGTCTATCTACGGACATAAGTACAAGGTTCCCAACGAAGTTGCTAGCGATATCGGGGAAAAGATTCGTGCTCTGTATGTAATCCAACTTTTTAGAAAGAACAGCGACTCATCAAAGAACCCTGTCTCGTTCTTGTCGTCCTACTCCGTACTCCCCCATGTAGCAGAGTGGGTGGCACAGGAATACTGTGGCATTAAGTCTGTAGAGGAAGTGAAGCAAGGACTGAAAGTTGAGAAAAGAGCAGATAAATGGGGTGCTTTTCTGAAATGGGCTAACCAACATCACTTTGAGCAGTTCACTACCGAACAACTCCAAGAACAATGTGGCTTTTCTTATCAGACAACTCTGAAGTATCTGCAAGAAAGTCCAGTTTTTCGCAAACTCAAGAAAGGTCTCTGGGAAGTTAGAGACGCAAAATCTGACAGAGAAGCGAAATGACCGTCAGCAAACAAACTGGAATTGAGTGTTTTGATTGCAACGACGACACTACGACAGACGGCTTTACCGATGTGATAGATAACGCATACTTCTGTCCTAGTTGCTGGGCAGAAAGAGGAGAACAGCCCAAAGACGAGGCTGAACTTTAATAAACACGCAAGTTAATTTGCGATTGCGTGCGTGCGAGCCCCGGCTTTCGCCTAGAACCTGCCCACACGGGGCTCACGGTAAATCTGATACACGCTCATAATGAGTAGTAAATCTGATACATGGTGAGAGTAGAGTGGTACTAACTACTAAAGGTACAGCGAATTGTGCAGGCGTAAATCTGATACACACTCTTTGTAAGATAGGTAGTGCAATACACACCTACTACAACCTCTAAGGGGGGCAAATAAAATGACAACTACTACACAAACAAAACTACCCGAGTGCTGGCAGGCACTAGAGGACGCACTGACCAACGGCATTGACCGTGTGATTCTGTACGGACCGAGTGGTATCGGTAAGACATACGCTGGAATGAATATCGGCGATATTGAGGCAGGCGCATTCCGATTGGTATGCACCGAGGACATGACGAATATGGATGTCACTGGTGGATTCATGCCTGACGGTAAAGGTTCGTTTAAGTGGCTCAATGGTTCAGCACTCAAAGCGTGGGAAGGCAACGGCGTAAATGGTGGTCGGCTTATCGTGGACGAAATTGACAAAGCGAGTGGAGATGTTTATGCAACTCTCTTGGCTATGTTGGATTCACCTGAATCGGCAACTTGGGAACACCCTGACACTGGTCGGGTTCACCGTCCAAAGGCAGGATTCTCTGCACTAATGACCACCAATGTTGAGAATATGGGCGAGTTGCCAACGGCACTCACTGACCGATTCCCAATTAAAATCAGAATTAACGAGCCACACCCAACTGCTCTCTTGCGCTTGTCTAATGACTTGCGAGACTTTGCAGTTCGTATGGCTGACGCTGGTGACAGGCGAATCTCACTCCGAGCATTTATCGCATTTGACACAATGCGCAAAACACTTGGTGCAGAGCGTTCAGCAGTCCTGACATTTGGTGACAGGGCAGAATCCATTCTTGACGCTATTGCGATTAACAAGGTTTCGTAATGGCTGAAACAATTAAAACAAAAGTCATTCTCACCGAGCCTGAATGGCTATCCCGAAAAGATACAACGGGTGGTCGCTGGTTGGTTGAGGAATGCCGAGCAGTAAGAGGCGAGCCTCAAACTGACATTATTGGGCGAGAGATGAAAGTGCCTACTCAAAATGACACTCTTGCAAGGGCAATTCGTGCGCACGAAATGATGCATGCGAAAGTGTCACCTGCTGGAGATTGGGATAGTTGGGTTAAGCGCAAAATTGCCAGTAAATCATCTCTCACTGTCGTTGAGGAATTGCGAGTTAACACTCTCTGCCAGCATGCAGGGTTTGATGTTAAGAACAACCTTGCTGACGGTGGAGAGTCTGCTGACGGTGAAAGAATGGGTGCTACAAAAGATTGGGCTGGTGCAGTACAAATGGCAGTAGCAACTGCCGGTACTGCGAGCAACAAACTATTCCTAACTGGAGTACGCCGACACAACCGAGAATGGGGTCCGATACTTCTTGACATCTCCAAGCGAGCCGTGAAAGAAATGAACAAGGTAATTAAGAAGCGAGGCTTAGGAGAATTAGCCTCTACCGAAGTTCACGAACACATTCAGTTATCGCCACGAGGGTTCTCGCATACCGAAAGAATTGCAGAATGGGTTGACCGTCTTTGCGCTAAATCTCCCGAGGATATCGCAAAGGAAGCAGAGCAGGCTCGCCAAGCGAGAGCGAAAGCGAAGTCTGATAAAGAATCGGCAAATGCAAAAGCCACAGAGGGCGAACACTCCAACAAGGGTGAGTCCAACGGCGAAGGCAAAATGGACGGTAATCCCTACACAGGAATTACTTCATCCGAGGAGTATCGCACTCCATATTGGGGAACTCTCAAAGTTGAGAGACTTCCAATGCCAGTTCACACAAAAGGAAATATCGGAAGGAAGCGAGTTGCGTCCAATGTTGGAATGCGACCACGCCGAATGCACCGATATCTCACTGACCCACAAATGCGAATCTTTGACCGAGTGGTACGAGGTAGTGGTGGAGTAGTGGTGCTGGATTCCAGTGGCTCTATGTCATTCAGTAGAGAGCAACTTCACGCAATTCTTGATAACTGTGCAGGTGCAACTGTCATTATGTACACAGACAAAGAGCGTGACGGAACTAACTGCTGGATAGTTGCAGACAAGGGGAGAATGGTTAACGAATTACCTGATGTCGGATACGGCAACGGTGTTGACTTCCCTGCACTGGAGTTTGGAAAGACATTCCGACAGACTGCCAGTTCACCGTTTATTTGGGTAACTGACGGTGGAGTGTGTGGACCTCACCAAGGGTTCAGTAATCTGCTCGCTATGCAGTGCATTCAGTTCTGTAAGCGAAATAATGTTGTTATCGTGCCACACGCTGACGAAGCCATTGAGCAATTAAAGAATCTCAAAAGTGGCAACAAAGCGAAATCCGATTATCCCCAAATGTTGGTAAAGGCATACCACGAAGTGCAGGGAACTCAACTCCAATAAAGTGTCTGTGGGGTGTGCAGGAATGCATGCCCCACTACACAGTAGGTATTGCACTATCTACTGGGTAGTCTCTCCAGTGGGTGCTATTGCCCCCCAATAGCATTCACTGGGAACTACTGAATCATCCAACTACTAACAAGGAGATTAAGAATGTCACAAACTGAAAATGGGTTTGCAGAATTGACGAGCAAATTAGTGGAAAGCATTGACCACCAAATAAATTGGTTGCACTCAATAAAACTGGACATTAGTGCTGGCACTTACAATGCAGAGCAGGCTCGTCTTGACTACGAGAATGCCACCAACAGCGAAGGGTTTAACTGGTTGTCGTTACTCCAAGACATGGGAGATACAGAATGACAATAAAAACGACTTTCTTGACAATCATCCGAGAGCCAGTCACTTGGGCAATCATGGACATACAGCGACAAGATGACGAGGCTAACTTCTTTATCAGTAAGACTCACGGTGAATGGACTGATGACCTGACTGATGTCCTGACATTCACTTGGGAAGAGAAGAGTCTCCACAAGTTGACCACGCCTTACCAAGTTTGGATTAACTGGACAGAGTTGCTACGAGGGCTGGAGCGTTCCAAGATGGCGCACCCCACTTATCCTCAATCCTTCTCTAAGCCAACTCGCCTGACCTGAATCACAGCGCAATCAAACAGTCTTAGAAACTGGACAATTAAAACTGCTAAAAATATTCGCCACGATGCCGGGGCTTCTATCTCTAGCGACCAAGCAAGAGCCCCGATTAAAATCGAGTAAATAATTGTGGTGTATAAAATCACAGAAAGTGAAACAATTGATTTCGCCAGCTTGGACCTTGCCGGAGCCTTTTCAGTTTTCTTGTTTTTATTCAACGGTGGTGGAAAGGAGTTGATGCTTCTCATGGGACGACACAGCGCTCCTAATTAGTTGCCATTTTTTCTAACAATTTGATGAACCCGCTGCCGGCTCAAATCAAACTCATCGGCAATCTGTCGCAAAGACTTTCCCGTGGCACGCATCTCCAAAATTTCCGTATTTCTTTTGATGTCGGTGGCCGGCCCTGGCTTCAGAGGACCCCACTGCCAACCAGACACAGCCTGGATGGCCCCAGACTTTTGTTCAGAAAGTTGACTTTTCTTGCGTCTCTGCCGCACGTATCCAACCCAAGCTCCAACCGAAATCTCTAAATTGTCAACTTTTTCGATATGTGTAGCCGGCACATTGCAGTGCCCCTCCCTTTCGGAGAATTGTGTGAGTGCCCGGATGTAAATACTGAAGCGTGTGCTGTTGTCCATAAATGTAAAAATAACACACTTTTTTAATGCTGCCGCGCATGCCATCTTTTTAAAGAAACTTATAATAAATGTTGACTTCTGGCAGCGGCGCGCGTATACTTGAAGATATCCCAGCTCGAGGAGGGCTTATGATTTTTGATGATTTTGACAGTGTGTCTTCAGCCAGAGGAGAGAATCTTCCAGACAACGTTGAGGAATTCGTAAAATTTATGAAGACTCAGGGTCTTGATGAGGAGCTTGCCACGTGCATGTATGAAGAGCTCCAGGAAACCAAGGAAGACCGACATAATGTGATTTTTATTGCAAGTAATGGGGAGCTTTCAATTAAAGCCATCCATGTTCCAGAATCAGCGCTGGGCGGTATCTCGGGTCCTATGTTGTTTCCAACATCGAGACCGCTGAGCATCATTGCTGCCTTCTCAAGGGAGGCGATTCAACTTGCAATTGACGTCATCGAGAATATGGAACCGGGGCTCGCAGAGGAGTGCTGGATGCAGTTGTTGCAAAGTATGACTGAATCGATTACACTCGAATACGAAACGAACCCACCCACGTGGGAGATTGGCAATTAACATGACGGTGGTGGAAGAGCTCCAAAAACTCACACGGGGTGAGACTATTGACCCGAAGAGACATCAAGCTTTAATGTTCGATATTCCTGAGACCTGGGAAGACGCCGCAAGAAAAGCTGTTTATCAGATAATCGAGCATTCATTCAAAACCTACAATCGCCTGTCAGACCTCCGTGAATATTTGGATTATTTGATTACCCAGATGGGACCAGGGTCTACAACGGAAATTTCGGCCGACTCAGCTGCGGCTTATTGGTCAATTTTTGGAAGTTCGGCCGTCGCGACTGCTCAAAAAAATCAAATTTTTGATTTATCCGCCGCGGAGCTTTCGACGTTGATTATGCCAATTTCGGAGATTTTGATTAGGAAGCAGAGGGACTACGGGCACGAGAACATTGCACGCTTTGGACGAACAGGTCTACTGGTGCGAACTCATGACAAGGTCGCTAGGCTCGAAAATCTAGAAGCTAAGCAGGCACCTCCCAGCAATGAGTCGGTGGTGGATAACTACATAGACGTCATCGGCTATTCAGCAATTGGCATAATGTGGGAACGTTCCTGGTTCTTGCTAGAAATGGGAGAAATTTAAAGGTTTTAACCGGCGGCTGCCCGGCGGCTGCAGAGCTAAAAAGTTAAGTTTTTTAAGGTTTTCCTGTCGACCAGGGTGCTCCTAGTTCGACAGGAAATTAAGTTTAAATGAGTCACTACTACTACCGACTGAAGGACCCATCATGAATCTAAAGTTAAAGCGCAAATACTTTATATTGCTAGCTATCTTATTAACTGTATATGCCATGGCGACTATCGCCTACCTGACATATGGTCGGCATGAGTTGGGCATCTCGATGGCATGGGCATTCATGACTTTTACTGCGGCCGCCATCGCCGCCAGAATTATCAATAATATTGGAAAATTCTCCCTGGATGAACCGGACGAAGTCATCTACCTCCTCCGAGTTATCGCCAATAATACTGACGGTGGTGGAAGAGATGCAGTTAGGGTTTTATCGAAAGAGGAAATGAGGCGGCGCGCAGGCAAGAAGAAGACAGATGGAGTGCGCGAGTACTACGAGGGAATCCCCATCAAGTCGCCGGCCGAAGAGTACCTATTCAACAATGGCATGAAGGACCGCGAGGAACAATACAAAGATTACAAGAAGTTCGAAAAAGATTGGAATTCTCTTCGCCGCCGGCTCGAGCGGCCGGACGATAAATTCAAATAAATTGAATAAGTTTGAGCTCAGCATCCAGGCCGGCGATAAACCTCAAAAAAGATAACTTTTTAGCAATGCGCAGCGGCCGGTCCTCCCGTGCGGCCGGCATCAAAGTTGATACGAGTCGACTCAACTTTTGAAGCATCCCGCGGTCGACGCAATAATCGTGAAAAAACGATTTTATTGGAGATTGTCTGGCCGGCCGGTCTTCTACGTATAAACCTAAAAAGTTTAAAAATCGCTGGGGGGAGTCGCGGCCTAATTCCTAAACGCCACCTACAGCGCTCGACCTGACTCAACCCCCAGCTAACAACAGCCCAGGTAAAAAGGGGAAACCCAGGAATGCTGCCTTGACCGAGATTAACACAAAAGAGCCCCGGCTGACGGCACGAACACATGTTCGCCCGTAGCAAGTCGTACTGTCCCAGACTTCCAGATAAATTTATCCAGACACGTTAAAAAAAATCAAAAAAATGTCGTTTAAGTCGACGGTGGTGGAAGACTTGCTGCTATGGTTACATCGCTGACCGGAACCTACCCGGTCTCGCAAAAAAAGGTTCTCGAGACACCTTCATAGAATCCCTTTAGCAACCACTCCAAAATGGAGGGTCTAGTGTCTGGCGTACCCGTGCAAAATCAAACTTGCAAAAGGTTCCCCAGACCCCTCCAAAGTGGGGTTACTGATTGGTTCTCTTGTCTCTCTATATAAAACCATTCGTGGTAAAAGTTAATTTACCTTTCCGGTAAGTTATATTCTTTCCACGGAAAAAAGGTTATTCATTCGATAACCTCATCTACAACTTAATTATTCCTCGCTGGATTTCTTTTGACGAGGGGTCTATACTTTAACAAAAGGAGCGCCAATGAAATCATCGGTGGTGGAAAGGACCCTATTCCCTATGGACTTTGAGCCGGCGGATACCAAGGGGAAGCACGAGACGACCAAGTCCAAGATGATGAAGGCCGCGAAAGTTTCGATGGTTGCCAAGGAGGAGATATTCACCTTCTGGAAGACTCACTTCAAGAAGTCCAAGCTAGTGAAGCTTGACAAGAAGAGAGAGATTGCCATAGGCGCTGCCATCCACGACTATGGGATGGAGAAGTGTCGTCAAGCCATAGAGGGCTGTAGCCACTCAGACTTCCACATGGGCCGTAACTCCAGGAAGACTGTCTACAACGACATCGAGCTCATCCTCAGAGACTCCAGCAAAATCGAGCAGTTCATCGAAATCTACGAGAACCACACAGGCGACAAGGAAGTGGATACGGACTGGTGAGCATTACCAAAGAGGAGACAGCCCTGTTCGTTAAGCAGGTCTACGCCACATACAACCAGCCACTCATCAAGGTAGATGAGAAGGATGTCTATAGGGCCTGGTACGACTTGCTGCACGACCTCCCACACGACGACATACGAACATCATTCCTCAAGCTCGCCACTCATGCGAAGTTCATGCCTCGCCCAGGTGACGTCCGAAGAGCAACAATAGATTACCTCACTAAATTACCCCCACATCCTGACGCCTATTTTGCTTGGGGTATTTTTCAGGGGATAGTAAGAGACATGAACTCTGGTGTCGGTAATGAAATACCCAAACCAGAATCACTCATCAAAACTTTGCAACAATTGGGGGACGCAGCTTTAGGCATGCACACCAATGGTGACAGAGAAGTGTTCGTACGAATATACGAAAAGGTTGTCGACGAGCTCGACAAAGCCAAGTACGACATCAAGCCTGAGTAGAGCCTTCTCCACAGAAGCGCCAATCAGCAAACCCCAACAATAGTTACCCATTTATTATGGGATAATTGAGTGGTACACGCGCGCCCGGAATTATGCCGGCCCCAAAACCGGTAAGCGTTTCGTATTTGTCACCGACAAAATTTTGTGAAAAAGAAAAAACCGCCGCAAGGACGAACTTTTTTGCCTTTTTTGGGCTAATGTTTCCTCATGCTTCGTCTGATTGCCATTGCTGTTTCGGTTCTTGCGATATGGAGAATAACCTTTTCTAATATGCCATTTGTAGCTAGGACCCTTATTGCCTTCGGTATAGCCATTGTTGTGAATAGAATGCTCTGGTGAAACGAAATCCGGGTAGGCCTGTAGTTCATCCGACAACTGAGAGAACTTCTATTA